CGCTTATATCTCCAACAACCAGACACCTGATACACTTTGGTACAGAAACAACCATAGGAACAGCAAGCACACAAGACGACATGTTTATACGTTTTTCCGTGCAAGAAGATATAAATACATTTACACCTACATCAACAAACACTGCAGGTACATTGAGATTACAAGACGGCACAAAGATAGTTGGAGCACTAAAAGCAAAAGAGAGTATTTTAGTATTTACAGATAACGCTTTGTACACGATGAAATATATTGGTTCTCCTTTTTATTTTGGTGTTGAACAAGTGGGCACAAACTGTGGTTTGGTGGGTCGTAATGCTGTCGTTGAAGTTGATGGTATTGCATATTGGATGAGTTCAAAGGGTTTCTTGTATTATGATGGTACGGTAAAAACATTACCTTGTGCTGTTGAAGATGAAGTGTTTGATAATTTTGACACAACAAAAGGTCAACAAGTTGCAGCAGGACTTAACAATTTGTTTTCTGAAATAAGTTGGTGGTACCCTGCTAACAGTGATTTTAATAATAAAGCTGTTTCGTATAATTATGCAGAGTCTGCACCAATTCCTGGTGGTGTGTGGGCGCTGTCAACAGAGGCAAGAACCTCTTGGATGGACGCAAAGGTATACGAAAAACCATACGCCACAAAGTTTGACACAACCGGCACAGGTAGTTTTCCTACAATATTAGGAGAGAGTGGTTTGGGACAGACTAAATACTTTCAACATGAAATAGGAACAGACCAAGTTAATGAAGACGGCACTGTCACAACAATAGCCTCTAATATAAAATCGTACGACTATGATTTACAAGATCAAGGTGGAGGTGGTAATAAGTTTGTATCTGTAAGTCGTTTCATACCTGATTTTAAAAACTTAGACGGTAATGCAAATGTAACTTTATCTGTAAAAAGATTTCCGTCACAAACAGAAACATCATCAACCAATAGCCCTTTTACAATTACCTCATCCACAACTAAAAAAGATACAAGAGCAAGAGGTAGATATGTTAGTGTAAAAATAGAAAACACAGCCATTAACGAGTCTTGGAGATATGGCACTTTGATGTTAGATGTAAAACCAGATGGAGGTCGATAATGTCAAGAATAGTTGTTAGATTACCAGAACCCAAAGAGGATTATGAAGTTAGTACACAAAGACAAATTAACAGAGCTGTGTCTGGTGTGGTAGAACAATTAAATACAAGCTATCAACAAGTTTTAAAAGATGAACAAGAGCAGGAGGCTTTCTTTTTTTCATAATGTCCAATAATTTTAGAAACTCAAAAATAGATCTTACAACAACTGACAATACAGTTTTATACACTGTGCCGGCTGAAAGCACAGCTATTGTAAAGTCTATACTTGTATCCAATGACGATGCTAGTAATGCATGTGAAATAACTGTAACATTGTTAAACACTGGTAATACCGTATTTAGTTTGTTTAAACAGAAAGACATATCTGCTAAAACAACTGTAGAACTATTGACCAACCCTTTGGTCATGAATGAAGATGAAGAGTTAAAAGTACAAGCTGAAAATGCAAACGACTTGCACGTTATCTGCTCGTATTTAGAAATAAAAAGAGAGTTTCAGTAAGGAGGAACTATGGCATTTGAAGAACCAGGATCGGTAGCATACTTATACGAGGGCGATAAGAAGATAGCTCAAATAAAGGTTGATACTACTGTGGTATTAAAAAACTTAAAAACAGGCAAAGAATATGACTCTGACGCCGAGGGCGACGCTGATGTAGACGACCCAAATACGGACACGAAGAGGGAAGATATATCAAGAAGTGTCTATATAAAGGTGGCTAAAATGCCTGCTGTGGGCGCAGAATCGTAGTTGCAATTTATGCGAAAAGACAGTAAATTCAGTAAAAGCCTTATTTCAAGCCTAGGCGCCTTGCATCATCATAATACAGGAATATAAAAAATGTCATTTGTAGACGATCTTAAAAGAGCAGTTGTACCTAGAGAAATAAGCGATTTCACCAGAGATGTTGAGGATTTTGTACGTCCAGTCACAGATCCAGTAAGATCGTTTGTAGCAAAAGCTGTTCCTAGAGAACTTAAACCAGTTTTACCTTTTATAGCTTCATCTATGGTGCCCCTACCTGGTTTTATGAATTTTACTGGTGGTCAGTTTCTTGGTGGCTTTGGTCTTGATGCACTTACACAAAAATTAATGACAGACCCAGAGGATGAGGACACAGATATAGACTACTTAAGCGCGCTCATGTCAGGTGTGGCTAGATCCACAGCTGCAGCTGCAAGAAAAGACGCTACAAAACAAAGATTTGCTGACCCAGCAGAATATGGTGTGCAGGCAACTCCAACTGATGTTGTACAAAATGTTGAGTTTGCTGATCCGGCATACACTTCTGAAGCAATTTTTACTGCAGACCCAAACGCCGCTGCACAGTTTACCAAACCAACACCAGAAGGCATTGGTCAAAAATATTTTGGCCAACCAGCAACTGGACCATCATTACAACAACAAGGTCTTGAAGGTTTTACTTCAAACACGCTGGTGCCAGGTAGTGGAGCAGGGGGATCATTAACGTTTGGTGACAGAGCAGCTAATGTAGGTAGATCTACATTACAAACAGTACAACCCTTTGTTGATCCAAAAGCTGCTTTTTCAGATGTAAACACTCTTGGTGATTTAGTTACAGCGTCAAGTCAAGTTGCGGCTGGAGCAGCAGCAACAAAAATACCTTCCGGTATAAAAGCTGCAAAAGAGGCTGAAGAAGCATATCAAGATTATTTAAATCAATTAGATGAAAGAGCACGTGCGTCAGGTGAGGCTTTTGAAGAAGAGAGAAAACAAGCATACCTTGGAACATTTAGAAGAAGAGGCATTGATGTAGACACAACTCTTAGAGTGATGCAAGAAAATGGCATAAACGTAACAAGAGAAGAGATTGAAGAAAGCAGAGCAACAGCTGCAAGAGGGGGCCGTATTGGTTTTGACATGGGTGGGATGAGCTACAAAGATGTTGAAGAGCGTTATGCTGAGGGATTAACGGAGAAGGAATATATAAGGTTTATTGAACTATCACCTGCTGAAAGAAGAGAAGAAATGACAAGAGCAGGTGTGTTAAGGGACGATATGGCAAGAGGTGGTCGTGTTGGCTTTGCAGAGGGCACGCAAGTAGAAAACATGACTATTGGTGATTTTGTAAAAGCCGAAGAAGCAAGAACAAAGTTTCTTGATCAGATACAAAGAAAGATGCAAGCGCAAGAGTTTAACATGAGACAGAATCAACCATCAGGTATAGGTAGAGCTTTGAATATGATGAACCCTTTTGATAAAGACCCGATGAGAGAGCAACCAATTATGGACATGAAAACAAGATATATGGACATGATGTTTGACATGAGAAAGAAAAGTATGGAAGACGCTACAAAACTTAGAGAAGAAATGCTTAGAGAAGAAATGCGTAAGAAAAATAGAAAAGATGATTTTAATAATATTGTAGATATGCTTGACGATAGATTTTCAGAAAACAGACAACAAAGAAAAACAGCAAGCAAGGGCGGACGCATGACGCCAGAGGGTGACCCAATATCACCAGACGTGCCAAAAGGCATGCAGATGGACTTACGTAATGGTGGTTTCATACCTCTTGGCACTAAACCAAGAGCCGACGATGTGCCAGCCATGGTAGGCAAAAATGAGTTCGTGTTGAATGATCGTGCGGTATCTGGTATAGGTAAGATGTTAACCGGTAATCCAGACCCAAGAGCCGGGGCTCGCGCATTGTATCAATTACAAGATCAAATGGAGGCTATAGTTTAATGAGTGAAATGAGGGACTTTCTGGAGCGGATGGCGGATAAATATCCTGAGATAATGGATATTAAAAAATTTCCAACTCAGGACGATGTAATTGATTATCTAGACAGAAAAGGTGAGCTTATAGAGCCAGTTGATATAGACGAGTTTGCAAAAGGCGGTCGTGTTGGTTACAACACAGGTGGATTTAGTGAGTTTGATGTAAGAGAAACAGTTGTACAAAGACCCGCACCTTTTATTGAGTCTGCTGGAGCTGGGTTCTTAACTGATTTAGAAGCACAATTAGCCGATCCAATTGATACATCATTGTTTGCACCACAAGTTGCAGCACAAAATGTTTTACAACAATCTGCAGCTCAACAAGCAGCGACAGCTGCTGGACTTGGACAGTTACAATTTG